TCAAGACCCATCGTCAGCCAGTTGTCCAAATCCATCGGGTCGTCCGGCCACGTCAAAATCGGGTTGTGTTCTCTCCAAATCTGCAAAAACAGGGTGGTGCGCAAAACCCAGGTGACAGGTCCGGCCAGCAGCCACGCGCGCGGCACCTGCAGAGCCGCCGGCAAAAACGGGTTACTCCAGACGCTGTACCACTTGAGGTGTTCGTAGTCGTGAACGAAATCAACGACAAGGACGGTGTCGCCGTCGTCGCGTTGCTCCACCGAAAATTTGTCGGCGATCCCCGACCAGCGGGCACCCGCATAGTCACATGTCAACCCGACGGTGCGGCCCTCGCCGTTATCCAGCCTTGACTGGTAGTCGTGAATCCACTGCGCGGCCGGGGAATCGAACGGCAACTCCAACTGGCCCGGCCCGGTGTCGTTGGACACCCAGGTCAGTTTCGCCCCGTACTCGTTGCCCAAAACGTGCTGAAGATTCCATTCCGCATCCCAGATGCGGCACAGCGGCTGCTCGCGGCGGATCTTTTCCTCCGCGATTTTCTGCTGGCGGGTAGCCTCCAAAATCTGCGCCGGAGTGTTGGTCACGAGCCAGCCCACCCGTAGGCGCGGATCCACACCTGTCCGTCCGACCCGTCACCGGCTTGTCCGACCAGCGGCCATCCGCCCGCACCGCCCCCGCCGGGATGGTTACCGGGATTGCCCGGTATCTCCTCGGCGCCGCAGCCGGGATAGGTTTTGCCGTTGAACTCCAAGTCGGCGACGCCTTCACCGGCGACGGTGGCGCGCAGCTTGCCGCCCGTCCCGCCCGCCGATTCAATGGTGGTCATCCCGGAGGCGACGGCGGTGGACTCCTGGCCGTCCTCGCCGTCGATGCCGCCGAACAGATCACCGGAAACGAACGCCTCGACGCCGCGGCCGCCGCGTCCGCCGGCGCCGACAACCCCGGCGATGTAGAACGTGTCCGACGGGATGTCCACGCCACGGACAATGGTTTGGTAAACCATTGTGGATGCGCCGCCGCCGGATCCGGTCACGGCGATACCGCCGCCCTCACCGCCGCCGCCGCCGCCGATCACGACAATGTCCAGGGCGTCAGCCCAATCCGGGATCTTGTAGGAGTAGGTGCCGGCGAAGCTGAACCGTGTCGTCACATCCTTCGGCGATCCAGTGTTCAAAACCGTGGTGGCCTCCAGGCCGTACGGCCGCGACCAGCGCCGCGGCATCACCAGCTGGCAGGTCGCCCCACCCGTCGCACCCTTATAGGAGACCGGTAGCTCAAACTCCTGCGTGTACGGCGGGATCGGGTACACAAAAATTTTGGCGGCACCCATCTGCCCCAAAATGTTGGTGTCGTTGGCGTCCCGATACATCAACTCGGAGCGGTCCAAATCAATCACGGCGCCGCCGTTGGCCTCGGTGACCTCAATGTCGGTGATATACCGTTCACCGTTGTCCCCGCCGGGCTCACGCTCCCCCGGATCGCCCACCCACTGAAAATCCGGGAGCGTCCAGATCGCCGACCCGGAGGTGGCCGCCGCGGTCAACACCCACTTGATGTACATGACCTGATCGGTCGGGTTGCTGACCGTCACCGTTCCTGACGCCGAGGTGGCTGTCGAAGTGAACTCCGAGATGATGTCGTCTTCATACCAGTGCGGCTGCCCGGCCCGCAGTTTCAGGATCAGGTTGCCGTACTGCTGTTTGATCGGGTCGATGTTCGCGGCGAAATCCGGTTCCTCATACATCAACACATCGAGTTTGCGGGTGCCGGAAATGTCGGTGACCACCTCGATGGTGGTGGGTTTCGGATCCGTCGACCACTGATCCTCCTCGTAGAAGAAGATCTGCCGGAACATGGATTCGTTCCACTCGAAACTCGTTGTGGTGTCGATGATGTGGAAACCCAGCTCCATGTCGCGGTGGAGCCGTTTCACCGCCTTTTGGGTGGATCCGGTCTGAAACGCCCCGGTCTTCCACGTTGAACGGATCGGGGCGTCGTAGATGCCGCTGACCTGACCTTTGGCCAGCCACACCCCTTCCCGGCCGGCGTCGTCGCCGTGCACATGGAAGGAGTGTTCGCCGCGGCGGATGGTGATTGAACGGATACCGGGATCGCTCACATTCCCGGCCTTCCCGTGTACTGCATCTGCGCCAACCTGCCCTGCCTCGACAATTCCCGTCCGACGCTTTGCGCGTCGGTGGTGTAAATGTTGTCCACTTTGAACACCGGCTGCTGCTCCACCGGCAGCGGTGTTTCCGGCGAACCGAACTCGGTGGACAGAAAACTTGATGCCGTGTTTTGAAACATGGCCGGTCCCGGCGGGGTTCCGCCGGACATGCCGTGCTGCATCGTGTTCGGATCCACCGCTGCGCCCTGCATGTTCAGACCGGCCTGAGTGGCCTGGGTTGCACCGGAAGTCATCAGGTCACCGAGGGCGCCGTTGATATCCCAGTTCGGCATGAACCCGGTGTAATCCTCGTTCAGCCATCGGGGCTGACCGAACGGGGTCAACTGTTGCAGCAGGGCGTCAGCGCCGATGCCGAGGAGGTCGAATCCGTAGGTGACGCCGCGTTTGGCGGCGTTGGTTCCCAAACCGATGGCGAACTGTGTCGCCGACCCCGCCGCCTGACCGGCCAACGGCCCGCCGCCGGCGCCCATCGACCCGGCTGTTGCTGCCGCCGAAGCGGCAGTGGCCACCGCGGACGCGGCCTGGTCGATGACGGCGTTGATGACTTCCCCGCCCATGTCGATCGCCCCGGCGATCGCCGACTCCCCGGCTTTCGCGGTGGATCCGGCCGCCGCCGGGATCGCACCGGCGGTGCGCATGTCCTCAAGGAACTTGCGGTCGACCGCGCCGCCGTTGGCAAACCCGAGAAGTTTCATATTCTTGCGTATCTTGCCGCCGGGCGTTGTCGGGTCGGCGCGCCAGCCGTTCCACCACCACGGGAACCACGTCTCTAAATCTTTCATCGGGCCGCGGATGCCGGCTTTTGGACCGGAGATGATGCCGTTGCCCCAGTCGCCCCAAATGAACGGGACTTTAGGTGTCCCTGAACCTGACCGGCCTATATCGCCGCCCGGGCCGGTTTTGTTCGGATTGAACATGTCGTCGACAATTTTGGCGGTGGCTGCCCCGCCGTTGGCCCTGTGCAACGCTTTACGGAAGCCGTACACCTTATTCTGCCCGCCCATCGCCGACACATCCTTGGCGGACAGGACATGTTCGCCGTTGGACAGCATCGCCGGAATGGAATCCGAGCGGGAACTTCCCGGACCGCGCACACCACCACCAGTGGAGAACGGGCGATAAAAGTGTTGGGTGAACGCAGGGTCGAACGCCCCGGTTCCGCCTACGCCGCCGCGGGCCGCCGCCGCCTTGCTGCCCCAATTGAACGGGGTTCCGCCGGGAAGCGTGGCCTGCATGTGGCTGGAGTTGAATCCGACGTTGAACGCCCCCGGCATCGTGCCAGGCAGAAATCCGCGAGATGTCAGCCACTGCGCGGCGTTGCCGGTGGTCATCGACCGGCCCGAGGTGGGCATCCCGTCCATCAGGTTGACCAGATCCTCGATGGCCGAGCTGCAGTCAGCCAACCCCTGCGTGAGGTCGGCGGCCTGGGTTTGGCTGTAGGCTCCCGACGGAACCCTAGACAGCAGCGCAGCATCAAAGGTTTGGGCGTCAAGATAGGCAGACGCCCGGTTGGAGTTGAAGTAGCCGCGCCCCGCAGTTCCAGGCACCCCACCCAAACTTGATCCGCCGGTGACGTTGCCGCCGCCACCCAACAAACCACCAATGATCTGATCGGCGGCGTTAGCGCTCGTGCCGGGAACCATCGGGCCGCCCGTGGCGATATTGCCGCCCACCGAGGAACCGGCACCGAAATTGCGGTCAAGCCACGTACCGGCAAAGGGACCCAACAAAATTTCGGCTCCGCTGCGCCGGCCCGGAGTGAAATCCGCCGGACCCGGTATCGCCCCGACCTGTTCACCATTGCCCCACTGCATCTGGCTGCGCGCCCACGACGCGGCAGCCAACGCGGCCGCCAGGGCGGAGACAGGGCCGAGAGCGCTGTTGGCCAACCCCGGCATCACCCGCAAACCTGAGTTGATGCCCGCGATCGCCGACGCCACCGTGGAAATACCTTTGATGGCTTCCCACGCGGCGAACGCCACCACCACCGCCTGAATCGCCCCCGGATGCTCCTTCAGGAACCCGAGAACCTTCCCCAATATCTCTGCCAAACCCTTAGCGGCATCAACAGCAGAGTTGAAGAACTCGCGGATGTCCTCGCGGTGAGCGTTGACCCAGTTACCCATCCGGTTCAAATACTCGGTGATCCGGTTGATGGCATCTTTCATCTTCTCGGTGTCATCACCGGCCTCACCACCGAACACCGCAGACAGGAAATTCGCGCCCACCCTCGCAATCGCCGTCTGCATGTTGTCAATCGAGCCCTGCAGGGTTTCACCAAGCTTCTTCGACATGCCGCCGGCGTGATCCTCAATGGACTTTTGCAGCATGTCCATCGTGATTTCGCCGTCTTTTTGCATCTTGTCGAACTGGTCGGCGGTCATCTGATACGAATCCTGAATCCAGGACTTCGCGGGCAGCCCAGCCTCCATGAGCTGCATCATCTCTTCGCCGGTCAGCTTGCCCTTGGCCTGAATCTGGTTGAAAATCAAGCCCATCCGGTCAATGCCGACCCCGGCGAACCCGGCAGCGTCAGCAACATCGGTCATGAACCGTTTCAAATCTTTAGTTCCCGCACCGATCGCCTGGGTGGCGGTGGCGAACGCCTGATCCAAAGCAAACGGTGTCCCGGTCACCGAATCAGTCACCGTTTTCACGATGTCGGCGACTTCCTCAGTGGACTTACCGAGCGCTTTCAGCTTGTACTTCGCGGTGTCAATGGTGACCAGCCGGTTGAAGCCCTTCGACAACGCGATGCCGGCCCCGGCGACACCCACACCGATCGCCGCGGTCAACCCCGCCGAAAACGCCTTCCCCGCCAACATCCCCATCGAGTTCAACGCCCCACCAGACAACTGGCCGCGCCAACTCGAAATGATCCTGCCGACACCGATACTGCCCGCGCCGTCGGCGAAACTGTGCGCGAACTTGCTGCCCGCCTCCTTGGCTTTCAAACCGCCGACAACACCCTTGCCGATGACCTGACCGATCCGCGCCCCGACACGATCCAGCTTCGTGTTCGGGATGCCGGCCATGATGTCCTGGTCGGGCCGCCACCCGTCCTTCATCGCCTTCGACGCGGTGCGCGACATCCGTTCGCCGATGTCGCGTCCCGCCTTGTCGGCGGCCTTCCCGGTTCCGGCCAATGCCTTTTTGACGCTGTCCTCAAGTTTTGAGGTTTCCCCGAGGATGGAGACGTAGGCGGTCCCAAGTTCAGTCGCCACTAAAGCCGCCTCTCCAACAGTTTCTGTTTCTTCGCCGCCAAATCAGCGGCCGACTTCGGGTCTGACCGCACCCCGACGCGGGGCTTCTCCTTCGGGCGTTTCACCGGTTTCGGTTTCTCCCCGCGCCCGCCGCCGCGCTGCCAGTTCGCCCACTGCAACGACACCAACACCGCCGCAGTGAAATCCATGTCCGGTGTCCACCACCACGATTTCGGGTTCTGCGCCCGATACAGCGCCGACTCCCCGGACGGCGGCAGGTTCGACACGAAATCGCGGAAATCCGTCCACGGGAAACCGGGTCCGATGTCGGACACCGTGACGCCCAACTTCGTCATCATGTCGTAGTTGACGGCCCCGCCGAACTCATCTAAGAGTTGGTCGAGGCCGCCAATTCCCCCACGGTCAACGTCGAACCCTCTTGGATCCGTTCGGCGATCTGCTCCAGCTCGAACAGCCGCAAACCGGACACCACCGCCAAATCGTCGTCGGAGATGAACGGGCGCAGCATCGCCAACACCACCTCGATGCCTTTGTCCTGGGCGTCCAACGGCTCCCCGTCCTCGCCGGTCATCTCGTCGATCGCCGCCAACGCTTTGTTCAACTCTTTGAACTCGGAGCGGGACATGCAATCGAAGCGGGGAACGCTGAACTGCAACGGTGTTTTCCCCTTGATCGGGTCGCCGTCCTCATCGAAGGCGTAGTCGCCGTCCTTGTCGACGGGCAACACGATGTCGATGCGTGCGGAGCGCCGGTTGGCGCCCACAATGGGTTTCATCACGGGATGGGCCTTTCTTATCGGGACGGACAATGTGGGGACGGTGACCCCGGTTGGGTGTGGCCCGTCCCAAGCACCACCCAACCGGGGAACCTGGGTTACGAGCCGGCAGCGTGACCGGAATCGGTGATGTACTCCATGACCGCTTCGGAGCCGTCAGCACCCTTGTAGCAGTCCACGGTGATGGTGTACTTGAGCAAATCTGAGTTCACATAGGACACGTCTGCAAGGTCCACCACCATGCCTTCGGCGATGACGAGGCGGCGTTCCTTGGATCCGTCCACAGTGTGAACGACGAACGCTGAACGGGGACGCATCGCCGAGGAGTGCTCGATGGCGATGGTGCGGTTACCGCCGCCATCAACACCCAACGTCACGTTGGGGCCGAACACGGTTTCCAGCACGTCCGGGTCGGATTCGAGCAGCGACAGCTGCAGCGACTCCGAATAGGTGCCCTGCGTCGTTTTGACGAGGTCGGAGCCGAACGCGTAGTGCTTGGTGATGTCCCGGTCGACGGTGAGGGTTATGCCCTCCTCGCCGAGCCAGCCGTGGTCGACGAACAGCGCGTTCAGCGGCGATGTCGCATCGGTGGGCAGCGGGGTGCCGAGCGGCGCCCGATAGAACACCCCGCCGGAGTCAGGTCGTGTGGGAGCCCACACCAAGGTTGAATCAGTCATGTCCGCCCCTTTCAGGCAACCTTGGGACGGGCCATGAACGGGTTAAGTATTCAGTTGTGTGTGCAGTTGTTTATTCAGTTGGATATTCAGTTGTTGTTCAGTTATGAACCCGGCAGAGCGCCGTAAGTGGTTGTGGACACCGATATGTCGCCGTGGAACTGCCACCGCTCCATGTCCATCACATCCGGGTGGGGCAGATCGACCGGGCCTTGCTCACCAGACCAATCCCGAATCCACACGTCATCCACTTCGGTGGAGATGGCGTTGCGCAGCGCAGTCCTCGCGGTGGCGGTCATCGCCTCCACCGTTTCCACGTCCGGGCCGAAACACTCCACCAGGATCCGCGCAACATCGGTAACGGGGTTGTCCCACCGCCCGCCGACACGGGACACCTGAACGAACCTGACAGGTCGTTTCTTCGGCATCCTCGCCGACACCTGCGCGTACACACCGAACGCGTCGGCGAGAACCGTGATGACGGTTTTCACGGCGGGTTTCGGCGTCGGATAGATCGTCACCCGTTGAGCGCCTTCACCAACGTGTTGTATTTGGCGTTGTGCCGGATCGCGTGCGGGCTGACCGCCGCAACAGTGACACGCCAACGCCCGAACGGCCGGCGGGCGCCCGGCTGTGAACCGACCACATATCCGAGATCGGTCGGGCCATTCAGTTTCAGCGTCTGATTAGCTGTGTCGGCCACACCCTGGGCGACCGCCTCCAACATCGCCTGCGTTTTCTGGCGGTAACGGACATCCCGAAACCCGGCAATGTTCTTCTTGAACCTGATGGCCGACATCAGTTTTCCCGCTCCGACACCACACCCACCGAGCGGACACTGACCCGCCACGGCGACAACCGGTCCCTCAACGCGTTCG